TGGCTATGCTACAGATGAGATGACTAGTGGTGGCAAGTCTCATTGTCTTACTGCTAGGTACAATGGTGCAGTATGGTGGAATAGTATTGAACGTAAGCAACGTACTATGGTACTCAAGGATAATCCTACCATGTCCAAAGATGGATTGATTAGAGTTGGTACTGCTGACCTCAAAGGTCACGACAGTATCAAGAGAGTGTATGCACAAGAAGGCAAAGCACCTACCTTGACCACCATGCAAGGTGGACACAGAGAACCCAAGGTTGCTATTGGTAGGATTGTTAATCGTAGATTAGACGAGCATGGTACTAGGAAAGATGACCAACTAGACCTACCATTTACTAGGCAACTAGAGGTACGAGATGATGACAAGTCTAACTGTCTTACTACTGTGCAGAAAGATAACGTGGTAGTATCAAAAGATATGTGGCGAAAGCTGACACCCTTAGAGTGTGAGAGATTGCAGACATTACCTGACAACTACACTAATCATGTGTCCAACTCACAGAGATACAAGATGATTGGTAATGGGTGGACAGTTGATGTGATTGCACACATACTCAAGGGCATACAGTTAGGCGAGTGGCATGAAATGTATAACAACAATAAGGAGATGGTATGACAAACGAAACACGATATAAAAAAGCATTGGTTAATATTTTATTCTATCAAGCAATAAATATGAGCAAAGTTGAACTTCAACCTGTGTTATTCTATGATGAAGAAACTACAGATGCTTGGACACTTGAACAATGTCGTATGCAATACGTCAAAGACCAACTAGAATTTATTCATGGTGGTAATCTTGATGATGAGATTGAAGAAACTTGGAACACAGTATTTAAAAAGGAGATAGCATAATGGACATGAATGAATACTACAAACAACTAGAGGGTTTTAGGATAAAGAGTTACTTAGGAGAGAATGAAGATGGCTTTCCACAGTTTCAACTAACCAAGCCTAAGTATGCAGATGTACTTGTGGAAGTGAGTGCAGATGGAGAAGGTAACTATGGTGGTGTTTTATTCTTGAGTGAATATAAGGAGAATGTATAATGGCTTTTGACCAAATGAATATAAAAGATATGTTGTGTGATATGTATGACATTCAACGTAAAGTTAAACAAACAATAGTTAAACCCTTATATAATGAGATAACTTTATATAATGCACCAAAAGATAATGATGGCAGTTGTATAACTATGGGAGATTGCATTGAGAATGTGATTGAACAACTAGAGCAAGAACTTACAAACAGAGGACAATAGATGGATTATGAAATAGGAACTGATGTAGTAGCAAAGTCAAAAGATATTGACGTTACTTGTGTAGGCAAGATACATGATATAATTGAAGATGACGGAAACATATATTATGTAGTTTGTAATAGTTTATTTTTAGCAGAGGAGATACATTGTGAATAGATACTACGTAGAAATGGAACACCCTAGAGGTAAAGAGGAGCATGGCACTTTTTATATCTACATGATGGCTTATGATTCTAAACAAATCATAGATATGATTGATGGAAAAATAGTGTGGATAGAAAAAACATTTGAATAGGAGATAACATGAATAGATTTATTATAGAAGATACACCAAGTAAGATTGCACAATCATTGTGTGACCAACATGTAGTCAAGATGCCACTTGAAGAAGCACAAATGTTATGTACTGCACTATGGCATCATGCACCTGACTATGCAGAGGAACATGACTTGTACAAACCTGTACATCAGAAGCACCCTTGCACACTATGGGCAATGAAAACACAATGGAACTATAGTTTTGCTTTTGGTTTGTATAGATGTATGTTAAATGAGTATGAAAATAGATATCATAAAAAGCATGGTGCGAGTAAACACTTTATTCCTTTGATGAAAGGTTTTTATTTGATGCCTGCAGGTGCAATGACTAAACACCCACAATGTTTTAGTGGACATGATGACTTGAAGACAGATGAGTTTTATCCCATAGAAGCATATAGGAAATTTTATATTGTTGACAAGTCTAGATTTGCAAGGTATAAGTATACAAATAAACCACAATGGATGACAGGAGAAGTAGCATGAAGATACACAGAGTAGTACAGATGCTAGGAGCAACAACTAGCACAGGTAAATTAGCAGATGATATGTATGACTTGGGTCACAAGGATTACTATTCAGAAGCACAAGATAGGTATGTACCTATATCACACATGGACTTTCAGCACATGGTCAGAGCCTTCGTGAAGCTGACTGAACAAGAAGGTGAGGTCAAAGAACTGAAACAGTCTTTAGACTCATCTCACAGAGCATATAAGATGGGGTTTGAAAGAAACAATAGACATATTGAGGAAACTAAATCTTGGAAAGAAAAGTATGAGCAAGAGGTTAAATACAAAGAGTTTTGGAAAAAAGCATACTATGATGAAACAAATAAACTAGGCAAAGGCTATGTGTTCAGCGAGATACCTAATGATACAGATGGTCAAGAGTTTGTTGACACTATGAAGAAATACTTTAATAAGACATCATATAAGATGCGAGTACGTGGACAACACATAAAGCCTGAGTTAAAAGGTACAGGTGCTACCTATTGGGGTCAGAATTTAAATGAGTCCACACATATGAGAATATATATTGAAGCAAAGAAAGGAGAATAATATATGAATATAGATAAAGGCATAGGAATGTTTGTAGGACTAGCGATAGGAGATGCTCTAGGTGCACCTCTTGAATTTAAAAAACCAAGAAGTCCTAAAAGGTATCTTACTAAATATCAAACAGGGGGTACACATGATGTATCCATAGGTGAATGGACAGATGATACGAGTATGGCATTAGCTATGGCTAAATCTTTATTAGAGAAAAAAACCTTTGATGCAGACGATATCATGCAAAAGTTTTGCAAGTGGTATAAAGATGGAGAGTATAGTCCAAGAAATAAATGTTTTGACATAGGTGGTACAACTTCAGTTGCATTGAGTAGTTATCTTGCAGACTACGAGGATTCAGATTTCTTACAACCATATAGAGGTAGAACTGCACATGATTCATCAGGCAATGGTGCATTGATGAGACTTGCACCTGTCATCATGGTTGCCCAAAACCCCTACCATGCTATGCAATTAGCCACCCAACAAACGTTATTGACACATGGAAGTAACACTTGTGTTGACTATTCTGTGATGTTAGCTGAAGAATTGTACTATGGCTACCCCATACTTAGATACGATAGTGAAAAGTTACCTATTGACATAGACAGAAATGATGTCATGTCAGGTGGGTATGTCAAAGAAACATATCAATGTGCTTGGTGGGCATTTCAAACAACAGACAACTTTGAGGATTGTGTTATCAAGGCAGTTAATCGTGGACATGATGCTGATACATCAGGTGCAGTAGCAGGCATGATTGCAGGTAGACACTATGGCTACACAAATATACCATCACACTTCAAAGACAATTTGATGTGGCGAAACGAGTTGTTTGAGACTGCTAGAAATTTATGTAGTATGGAGTACAAAAATGCAACACATTAAAAGTTTAACAGACCTAACAAATGAATACTATTTATCTAGTGATTTCAATATGTTAGCAGATAAAACTAAAGTAGACTATCAATACTTTTTAGGTGTTATGTTAGGCACATCTGTTGACACTAAAAAATTGTCAGCAACTCAACTTAAAAATATGTCAGGTGCAAAGGCAAGACGAGCATATGAAGTGTGGCTAAAACGTGGTATCTTTATGGCTAATCATGTCTGTTCTGTGGCAAGGAAATTGTATTCATTTGCTATGGAGATGGGGTATGCTGAGTCAAATCCTTTTGCTACATTTAGACGAAAGGCAACACAAACTAGGAAGGTTGTATGGACAAAGGAACAAGTGCGTCAATTTCTTGACTATGCCTACAGCGATTTCAAGTACAGAAACATAGGATTGATTGTACAAATGGCATATGAATGGTGTCAGAGAGTAGGGGATATGAGAACATTAGAGTTTTCTAGCATAGATTTTGATAAAAGTGTGTTAAATTTGCAACAGTCCAAGAGAAGAAGTGTAGTACACCTGCCGATTTCTCTTGACTTATTAGAAATGCTTAATCAACAGAAGGAAGAGTATGGTTTTCAGTCTTATGTCGCACCCTACCCAACTGCGATTAGAGGTTCATACGAGCCTTATTCCCTTCATAGGCTATCCAAAGTGGCTAGAAGGACAATGAAGCTCTGTGGACTGCCTGATGAGCTACGAATAGCAGACTTACGCAGGACAGGTACAACTGAAATGGTAGAAGCAGGTGTATCTATGGGTCAGATTATGTCTGTGACAGGTCATGCAAACCCTAATAGTGTGAAGCCTTACATGAAAAATACATATGCTTCTGCTGAAAATGCATTGACAACTAGAAAAAACTATGCTATAAGCACAGATAACGTGCCGAACAAATAATATTATATATACATATAAGTGAGATATACAAATGAATATTTATAACTTTGTAACTGATTTACAACTAAGTGTAGGAGAAAGTAAAAGACTTACTTGTCCTAACTGTAATGGATATAAAACTTTTACTGCTACCAATAACATGGGTAAACTTTTGTGGAATTGTTACAAGTCAACCTGTAAAATATCAGGCTCAACACGTGTCCATCTATCTGTAGATGATATACGTGATGCCATCACAAATGATGTATTGGATTTTGATAAAGAGCATTTTGATATGCCTGAGTACGTAGTGTCACACAACTACAGGCGAGAGGTCATGGACTTCTGTGAACTGTGGGATTTAGACTGTGACAAATTGAATCTACACTATGATGTCAAGGACAAGCGAGTTGTATTTCCTGTCGAGCATAACGATACAATCGTTGATGCAGTTGGTAGGTCAGTAACAAAGTTATTGCCTAAATGGAAAAGATATGGAAAAAGTAACTTGCCTTTTGTTCATGGATGTGGTAGGGTAGCAGTTGTTGTTGAGGATTGTGTTAGTGCATCTGTGGTAGGTAGTGATGTATTAGTTGGGGTAGCTGTGTTGGGTACGTCATTGGCAGAGTCTCACAAGAAGTATCTCTCACGATTCTCAACAGCGATTATAGCACTTGACCCTGATGCCTTGCCAAAGACATTATCATTTGCAAAAGAATTACGAGGACACGTGAACGATATAAAAATAATTAGATTGACAGACGACTTAAAATATCGTACACCTACGGACATAAAAAATTTAATGAGCCTAACCCCAAAGGAGTAACAACATGGAATTATCATTAATACGAAGTCTTATGGATAAAACATTCTATGATGACCACAGAGGTGCTAAATGCCCTGACAGGTTATTCAGTAAGGATGTACGTAAGATTAAACAAACACTAGATAAAGCAATAGATATCTATGAGAGAAGTGTGACACCTGATGAGATTGAAGCATTATTTCTAGCTAACAATCCATCAATGACTACTGCACAGAAACAAGGATACTCTGCTTTGTTTAATAACATTAAGAAGGAGCAACCTCTTGGAACAGATATTGCACAAGAAGTATTATCTAAATTGTTTCAGCAAGTCGTTGGGGAAGATATTGCTAATCTTGGCTTTGACTACGTTAATGGTGCTAAATCCTCTCTTGAACCCCTTAGAAATCTTCTTGAGTTGTATGGGGATGATTTTACACCTAACCTTAATATAGAGTG